TTAGTTATTAGCTGTTTGTGATTTTTTACGTTCTAAGCGTAGTACACCTAAATGTGTCATATAGCAACAGAAAATACAGCCTGCTACAGCGAATAATAAGAGGTAGAAGCCCGCATCCCAACCGAATTTATCAGCCAAAATACCAAATAATGCAGTACCAGAGAAACTACCTAAAATGTAACTTAATAAACCACGTAAACCCGTTGCTGAACCTGCTGCGAAAGAAGGAACTAGCTCGATAGTTTGAAGTGAAGATAAGAACATTGGAACATAAATTAAGCATCCAATAATACCTGCACCGATGGTTACGGTTAATAAGTCACTACCGCCCCAGTAAACAAACATTGCTGCACCCACACCGAATAAGGTGATGATAGCAAGTGGCATACGGCGACCTTTGAAATAAGTATCAGTTAACCAACCTGCTAATAGTGTAGAAGGAATGGCTGTCCATTCAAAGATAGCAAATGCTGTACCCATTTGAGCTTTAGTGAAACCTTTAGTTTCTAATAAATAAAGTGGTAGCCAGGTTAATACACCAAAACGGATCATGTAAGTGAATACGTCAATGAAAGAAACAAACCATACATTAATATCTTTCATAATGTAATCACGGAAGATTTCCCATGTGGTTAAGTTGACGTTTTCTTCTTTTGTAACAACTAACTCTTCATTCTCATTTTCAAGAATTTTACCAACTGGTGGTAAGCCTTCATTGTAAGTACGACCCGCACCGAAGATGTAGAAAATAATAGCAACAATAGTGGCAATTGCTACAGGTACAACAAAGTGTGCGGCTTGCCAATGCTCTTGACCTAACCAAGCAATACTTGCCCCCGCAATTGGTGCGACTAAACCACCACCTACGTTGTGAGAGATATTGAAGATAGCTGTTGTTACACCACGAGATTTACGCGGGAACCAACTTGCAAGTACGATGTAAGCTGGACCTGCTCCCATCCCTTGGAAGATACCATTAAGCACACAAAGGAATAAGAATGCCCAGAATGATGCGCTAAAGCCCATCATCAAGTTTACCGCAGCCGACATCATTAAGCCGAAAATCATAAAGTGTTTCGGGTTTGATTTATCTGCGATTGCAGACATGAAACCTTTACTTAAACCATAAACAATTAACATGGTACCGGAAATAAAACCGATATCTTTTTTGGTGAAACCAAAATCGCTAATTAATTCCGGAGAAGAAAGGAGGAAGTTATTACGTAAAATGTAGAACGCTGCATAACCGATAAAAATGCCAAATAATGTATAAATTCGCGAATCTTTTTGCATAAAATCGAAATTTATTTTGCATAATAGTTTAATTGTTTATGCAAAATAAACCTCAAATTTAAACCAAACAAAAACGCCCTTTAAATCATCATTAAAGGGCGTTTAAATTTTACAGTTTAGAACTTGTAAACCATATTATCCTCATACTTACCTGAATAGCTTGCTGAGGCATTGACTACAATTCGTTGCGCATTATCAAAGGCTTGCCAATTATCCACCTTATCTTGCTGCATGTACTCAATAAACCGCACGAACTCCGATTTAGTCGAGCTAAAAAAGATATACGGCGGACGTGTGATGTTGACTAATCGTAAGAAGTCGATTAAATCAAAGTAGTGCGCTTGCTTGTAGCTCTCTTGTTTAGTGCAAAGATAGGGCGGGTCAAGTACAAATACCGCCTGTGGGTCGGCACTAAAGCGTGGGAGCAACGTGTGAAACGACTCGGACACCGCCTCAACGCCGTCCAAATAACCGTCTGCAGATGGGTAGTCTGACTGGCGTAAACAATGCCAAAAGTCCTTGGCACATAACTCCTCAAATGTACCGACCTGTTGCCCGGAAAACAACAGCCAACTGGTTAGCGTGGCAAGGTCAACATAGCCGTCAAACGCTTTGATGATGTCAATAATCTGCGCCTTGAGCGCTTTGTCGGTGATACGTTTTTGACGTGGGACATCAACTAATAACGCCGCAATTTGCGCACGTAAGCGGTTAATGTCGTCGATATGCTTAATGCGCTCGGCGTAACCGTCGAAGTCGTTGTAAATCACGCGGGCGCGCGGTTTGAGTTGTTTTGCAGTATGACTAAGCAAGCCTGAGCCACCGAACGTATCAACAATCGTCCAGCCCTCACCATCACCCGGAATCTGCTCGTTTAAAATCGCTTTAAAGTGATTTAAAAAGTTGCGCTTTTGACCGACAAACGGTAATGGGGCTTGCTTAAAGTTTCTTTTAGCTTGATTTGCCATAGTTTTTTCCTCCTTATCTATGGCGTTCCGGTGTTCTTGACACTCCGACACTCAAATCAAGTTAATTAATATGGTTAATGGTTTTACAGCGACTACATTTGATTTCTAAATGTTTCACTGTGCCGACTTTTGCCAATAATTTGTTGCAACATTGGCAACGGATCTCTTTTAAATTCTGCATATACTTTCCCATTTTTAGCGGTTTTGTTAAAATACCGCCTGCCTCGCGAGGTAGGCGGCATATAGCTATATGCAGGCTCATTCTGCTTAGCTGGCATTATCCGTGTTCCAGCACAGATAGTGTCGCCGTCTTTATCCCTGAACTACATCCAAATCACTTGTACAATCTGCATAAAACGTACCATCCGCATTATGCCAGTGGCTAGGTGGTAACTCATCACCGTTATGCTCAACGATTAATAATTTGCCAAATGGGCTCTCATAGACGATAGTGCCAGCATTGCCGTTACGTAATTTTATTGTGTTACCAATTTTCATTTTGTTTATCCTTTTTTAAAGATCGTTGCTAGTTGATTTGGGCTGAATCGCCAACCTTGAGTTTTACCGGTGATTGCATTGAAACACCACTCAGAGCAAAAATATTTACTGCGTTTTTGTTTGATGCCTAATACAATGCCAATTGCACCCCACCAGTCGTATTTACTCCCTTTTGTAGAGTTAAAATAAAACTCAACCTCGGCCTCGCTAACACCATCAAGCAATACTAAATCCCACTTATCTCTTTCGGTGAGATCAATCTCTTTACAACGCACCCCGCCATCACGAATAGATGACGAATAACAGTCATAATGGAGCTCATGCTCATAGTGATGACCTGATGTGTACTCAATACGCTCAACTGCAATCTCACAGTGAGAGTAAGGACCTTTTGTTAGCTTGCGGGTAAGCCAGTCTGAAAAACGTGCCAAAAGTGTGGCTGGTTTAATACCTGTTTTTTTACCTTTATAAAGCGCCAAATAAACATTAGCCATTATTATAAGCCTCCATTAAGTGATCCATTTGCTTGATGATGTCATCATAGATTGACTGCATTTGCTCAAGTGTGAGATTAGGTGCTTTGAGCTCATACTTACGCATGCGTTGGTTGGCAAGCTCCATTTGTAGTTTTTCCAACCCTGCTGCTTGCACTAAAATTAAATCTGTTGCCGCTTTGTTGTTTAAACCTGCGCGTTTGGCAAAGTCCGTGATATAACGACTGCATTCGCCTTGATAGTTTGCTGCCTTATACGCTTCCGCTGCTGTTTGGCGCTCACGATACTCGCTTTCAAAGCGTGTCCACGTGATATAAATTGTTGCGGCATGACTATCAATTTGCTCGATTAGGCGGTTGCGCTTTTCTGTTAAAAGTGCGGTCAGTTTTTCGGGAGGTATTACCCATGCTTTGCCGTCCCACTCACAAAGATCGCTTTCGGGCTTAGCCGCCGTGTACCCATCAGGGATTGAGCCAAACTCACTAATTACCAATGATTCTTTCGTTGTTATTGAGTACACTGTTTCGCCAATATGGTTTTCAATGTATTCCCAAGCTTCGCCTGTCCATTTCGCGACAAAGCCTTTTTTATCTTCTGGTGGATCAGTATCTACACAACCGGCAGGCATTAAATAAACACCATTATCTGCTTCTTCCGGGGATAAATCGGCATCCGTTTGTCCAACATAAATGCCTTGCTCATCTAATTGGCATACTTTTTTTATTAATGGGTAAGTCATGGTTTATCCTTAGTATTTAATACAAGCTAATAATGCGACGTTGCGCGGTCTGTTTTCGTTTGCGGTTGGTACCACTCTTGATGCGTCAAAATCAAATGACACAGATTGCTCACCCCAGCTGCCATGGTCTCCTGACCATTGTCTTTGTTGATATGTTGTCCCTATTGCACCAGACGCAATCATCTTGCCCTCAAGCACTTGGTTACCGCTCCCCATGGCTGAGCCATCTAATTTACCTGTAATATTTCGGATAGCATCGCCTTGAGCGGTCCCCAATCTGCGGCCCCTATCAATATTTCGTCCATCATCTAAACCGCGCAAAAATTCGCCGCGTAAATCAGGTAAATTAAAAGTAGTTCGGCCGTCGCCTGCGCCGAATGTTGTCCCTATTGCAGCAAATAGTGCGGCGTATGTTGTACGGGATACGGCTGCACCATTCGCCTTGAGCCAACCACTAGGCGGCGTTGTCCGAGCAAAGAATGCGACCTCACCGACGACCTCGTCCTGCTGGATAGATTTGTTAATAGATCTACCACTTGACGACAGCACATCATTAGGCGAAACAAAATCACCATTATGCTCAAAAGCCCACGTTTTGTTAGCGCCATTATCCTCAATAAGATGGATAATGCCTCGTCCAAAGCCATCACCTTGACCTTGCTTTGTTGTGTACCCGAATGAAAATCCAGCGCCATAATGTCCTTTTGACCGCACCAACCCTTTGACAAATGGATGATACGTATCACGGTCTTGCGACCCTGTAGTCTCAACCATAAACGGTGCGCCGCTAGTATATTGATTAGCATAAGCGCCATACCCAAAATGTTTAGATGAGATACCCACGGAATATAAAATGCCAGTTAATCTATCACCAGATTTAGATATGCGACCCTCAGCGTTGTTGTTTGCGGCAACGCCTTTATCGTAAGCCGTTTTGACGGCAGCCGATGTAGCTACAGTATCAGCACTTGTGCTGTTAACTTCACTGGATTTTTTGCTATTCGGGATGTAATTTGTCAAACTTCGCGTGATCGAATCAATAAAGCCTTTTAGGGTTTTAATGACCTTAGGTGTAGCAGCCAATTCTTCTGAATCTGAATCATAGCCGGAATAAAGTTGTACCTCGCCTTTTTGCGTGACAGAGGCTTTTTTACGGTTATCATCAATGATTTTAACAATCGCCTCATAAAGCTGAGTTTGCTTATTTTCTACGGGCTGGAACCCTGCTTTTTGCAACACATAATGCGCTTCCGCTTGTACATCGCGTACTCGGTCTTGCAAATTATTAAGCCACGTATCGGTTACTCGCGTGCCTTGTTCGCCTGTTGCCGGATTACCATTGTGAAAAAGGCCATCGTTGGAATCAATTTGAGGCATTAAACTTTTCATATATTAAGATCCTGTTTGATAAGCAAAATAACAGTAAGTATGTGCAGGTTTTAAGTCTTGGAAGAACTCCTCAATAATCGGGTCACCAAATTCCACTAAATGATTGCCCGCAAAAGAACTACCCGCACGGAAATACACAATATTGTCATCACCATTGAGTACGGATACCCGCCACATAAAAATAAGATTTTCTCTGGCTTCATTGCGAAATTGAGCTAAATCACCAGGGTTAGGCAAGTCATTAGCAAGAGGTGAGAACTCTTTAATTTCAATCTTGTACCCAATGCTTTCTGCAATTTTCATAAAATAAGGGATAGATAACCCACCAATAGCATTCAACTGAGCAATGACTCTTTTCACTCTTTCTTGATAGCTCTTGCTAAAGTCGGTTTTAATCCCACATAAACGCTCCCAATCTGCCAACATAGAATTTGAGGTGATAGGCTCAACTACGTTTAACATATCATTGACTTTTTGTTGTAAGCGATTAAAGGCATTACCATCCACTTCACATTGTGCTAAGAAATGCTCACCATTAATGTTGTATGAAATAGGTGGGTAAAGTTTAGATAGCACTTGTTTATGGTCAATCTGCATTACACCATCTCCGTCACAGTAATCGTACCAAGTCGGAACCATTCTATTTTCGTGCGTACATCTGCTTTTAAATTAGTGATGGGTGCCGTAAACTTACGGTCAACCACTCCTACCAAGTTATTCACCACTGCTTCACATTGGGACACAATTAAATCATCACCTGGGATCAATGTATTAAAATAATCCGCAAGTGCGGTTGAAATAGCCGCCTTAATTTCTGGCAAAGTCACGCCACTGATTTTCACCTGAATATTAAAATTCACTTTTGTCACATCAGGTTTCACCACTTTGCTTTCACGCGCGGTCACAGGGCGCACATCATCAATATAAGCTTGACAACGTTGCACCGTTTCGTCACTAGGCACATCATTGTTAGAGGTAATGGCAATATCGACCGTACCCAATCCTCGTCTCAGTGGATAAACATAAGCTGCATCCACACCATCTACTGATAATGCCCAGGTGCGATAGTCATAGCGATTTCCCCCAGCAGGTGGACGTCTAATAATCTCAAGCAATCGCTCAAGTAACGATGCATCACTTTCAGCATCTGTCGCACCAATAATATTGTTTAATACAACATCACTTTGCACGCCAACAGGAGCCGCCATAAAACTGCCTTTTGTTGCAGTAGTAATATTATAACTAGCCCCCGTGGCTAATGCGCGTACCGGCACGGTAGTCTCACCATTGCTTGAGATAACTGCATTTGAGGTTGTCTCATAAAATCGGTTATCGTCGGTTTTAATTTGTAAACCCGCTTTGATCTCTGCACCAACTTGACCTGTGACAGTTGCACCAGTACCACTTGCAGACGTTGCATTACGACGACGAATACCACGCAAACCTGCATGTTTTTCTAAAAAATCTGTGTCAGCGGTATCGGGGAAAAATTGCTTGATTATCCATTTTTGATGGGCATAAATACCTTCAGCAACGGCAGCTAAACTGCTCGCACGGGCATAATAATCGCTATCCACACTCACATCAGCTAGCGGTTCTAACGATTGCACATCACGCAAGATAGTTTGGCGAATATCATCTAAACTTGGCACAATAAACATGGTTTAAACCCTTTTTAAATAACTTTTACCGGGTGTTTAAATTGATAGGTTTCACCTCGGTTATCTCGAATGGATATATCTAAAATTAATAATCCGTTGTGGGGTTGTGTATAAGTCACAATGATTTCGTCTGCACGTCCATCATCAATCAACGGTTGTAAGGCTTCTTCTGCATATTGTTGAGCAAGTGGCCCAACATGTCGCAAATCCTTTTCTTTCGGGATAGTATGGAGCAAAGAGCCTACACGCCCATCTGCCCACCAGGTGCCTAAGGGTGTGGTTAGTCTGATATACACAGCATTTTGCAGTGTACTGATTTGCTTACTTGTGTAGTCGCCGGTAAGCGGGCTGATCTCTCTGTCCATAGTGACAGGATAAGGGATTTAGAGAAAAGAAAAGAGGTGACTGACTTCAGCACCTCCTTTTAGCATTTTTATTTAGGTTTACCTGTTTCACCACCGCTATCACCAGGATGATTGTGATTACGCAATGATATAACACCGGCTTTCACATCTCCGTCTGTAGTAAAACCTCCGCCTTGTTGTTTCACGTTGCCGGTAAAACTCGCACCACTGCCGCCTTTCACCGCCATACCGCCATTTCCGTTAATTTGACCTTGTGCAGTAAAGACCTGATCTGTTTCAACCAGTGGGCTTGATATATCCACTTTTTTTGCCGCTTTAATCTTTAACACATCACAATCAATCTCAATTAACCGCCCCTTTTTTAACACAATACTAGAGCCACTTTCATCATAAACAGCGACTTCGCCACCTTGCAGATTTTTCACGCGGAAAGATCCGTTCTCAGTCGCAATCACAATCCCGTGGCTAGTTTGCCCGCCAATAGGGATAATCACTGCTTGAGTATCTGCAGGCGGCACCGAAGTAAACCCAAATTGCTGCATCATCTCTACATCCTGAAGTGTTTCATCTGATAATCCAGATGCTTGCACTTTTTGAATGTTATCTGCACTTTTCACTAAATGTAGCACACCGCGAAAGGCTTGACGGATTTCGCCCACCGCACCTTGCGCCTTTTGTTGAATAGCTTGGCTTAATCGTCTCATTTCGTCCAACCACCTTGTCCATTTGATGCCCAAAGTTCACCATTATTCTTCTTACCTTTTTTGCCTTTACGCTTACGTGCTTTTTCTGCTTTTGCACTATAAGCGTCTGGTGTCCAGATACCGTCTTGCTTAAACCGTAGCTCTGTTTGCGTACCGCCTTGACGACTTAACATGAAACGACGCCCCATTAGAAAGAAGATTGCATCAATATCATATTCTTCACATATCACATGCACCCGCTGACCAGGTTGCCACAATGTGCCATCTTGCATTTTATGATCAGGTACAATAATCGTTAATGTAAACCCTTCAAGTATACTGTCGGCGATATATTTCTTTGCCCATTTTTGCAGCGCTTCAAGGTTATCAACATCAGATACCACTACAGTTTTAGGTTTATAGGTAGTCATCTCCGAATCTTTATAAACCCATTTCAGATCGTTTTTGTTGTCTTGTCCTTGTTTGCCGTGACTTTGAGCTAAAAAGGTTATCTCACTAAACCGATTTGATACATCAAAGCTTAAATCTGCCTGCTCAAAGTTATTTTGACTACCATCTTTCATACAACATAGCGTTGCAACAGGTGGCGTGCTGTAATCTGCACCGCCTACAATCAGCACGCCATTTGGCTCAAACCACAAGTGCAAGCCAGCAGAATTAGCACAACGCATGGCAGCATTCCACGCAGTTTCGCCAACATCAATATCGACTTTATCTAACAATGGATTGTTTTCGGCTTTAAGTTGCACCTGTTTAACTCCTAACGGTTCTACAATCTTTTTTACTGCATCTAATACCGTTAATCCCTTCACGTTCGTAATCGGTGCGGAGCAATCAACAAGTACACTGGCTCTATCTCTACCATTTAGTCGATAGGTTCGATTTGTTTTACTAATGCCATGCTGCACGGTATCCACAATGCCTGTCATAACTAACATATCATTAATACGTACTTTCACTTCTGCCCCAGAGTAGTCCGGCAATACAGTACTGTCTGACGGCACACCAATATCAAACGCAAAAGCATCTGCAGGGATTAAAAAATCACTGTCAATGTCATAGTTTTTCCAACTATTATGAGACTTACCGTCAATCTCAACGACAACGTCATTTTCGTAAGGATAATTATCTGACATAGCTATTTAATACCTCACCTTGCTCAATATAATTTGGATAACGCACCTGTGGATTTAAACGCAATAACTCATCCGCACGTTTATAATCACCATAAAAAGCATGGGCGATTTGTTGCACTGTCCCGGTCATGGGTGCAGCTCGAATAATTAAAGGTGGCTTGCGGTTAATCGCATTAATCGCAAGTTGAGTGAACTGATGAGCGTGTTGTTTAAGTTGTTCCATGGTGTGGTGTGCGGTGGTGTAAAGTCCAGTATTAGGCTTACCAGCGCTATTTACGGCCTGTTGTTCTTCTGCAATTTGTTGGCGTAGCAATGCCAAATTCTCTAAAATTTCCGACCGCACTTTTGTGGTAATGTAGTCCACATCTTGCGGCAACAAAGCGTCATCTTCAATTAATTCTGTCGCAGATTTAAGCAACACACCCGCACTAACTAACCGCATAAACAATGACACCGCATGCATATCGGCATTTGATAATGCTGATGGTAACGATTTCATAACAGCCTGTTGGCTGGCTGATTTAATATTTTTACCTGTTACCAAATCAGAGGGGATCTGTTTAATTTGTTTTAAGGTACGCAACATTTCATCAAACTTAGCACGAGTGATTAAATCTCGTCGATTGATAATCTGTGAGAGTCCCGTTTCCAACATAGCCGCTAAATGACGAGCCGAATTTAAGCTTTTCACTTTAAAATCTGTAGAGGACACAGTATTAGAGATAGGATATTTATTCTTATCTAAATCAAACAAACTTCTAACTTGCTCAAAACAACCAAATAATGCACCGAAACTGCCCAATAAACGCGACTTAATATTGGCAGCAAATGACACAACCTCCATAAACTCACCATACAATGCCAACACATCATCAACAAAATCTTCAAGTTGCGTAAGTAGTGCATCAAGACGAGCAAGAAATGCACTTTCAAACACAAAAATCGGCTCTGCAGGGGTGCTTTCGGTAAAGGTTAAATCAATGGCTACATAGTCAATCATGTCCGCTTCATGATGGAACAATGCCGACGTACAAATCATATTTTGCAATCGTCCGCGAATAGGGTGGACTAATACATCCGCCCCTTGTTTTCCCAGCACACTTAAGAATTTTTTGAAATCAGTATAATAACCTTCACCATAAAACACGGCTTGCAAACGTACGGTCAACGGATTTAATCCTAAATCTTCTACATCCGCACCGTTCACAAAAGGATAGGCGTGTTCGATTGTAGCGCGAGTGATCTCATCGTCAACCGACATCACTTCAAATCGCACACCACGATAGCTAGCACGTTGTAATGGCGCCGTCCAACCTTTCATCTATTACCCCCGTTTTAAATCTTGATATTGATACTGAGACGTTTGTTCAGCCACAATCCGCCCATCTAAATCCACTTTAATTTCATTTTGAATGGTGAAATTCTGACTTTCCACCGCGGTTTTCAAGCCGTCGCTGATTGTTTTACCAAACTGCTGAAAGTCTGCTTGATAATTTGCTAAACCCGATAAATTACCGAGCGTTTGACTCAGTGTTGAGTTGGTATCGTTGGCAGCAATGGATAACCCAGAATAGCCTTGTCCACGATTATTCATGTTGGCAATTTTTGCAGCACTTTGTGATGTTCTTGCATCATATTCGGCTTGTGTAAGCGTGCCACGTGCTAAACGCTCCTTCGCGACCTCATCTTTACGTGCGATTTCAGCCACTTCACCCGCACGGCCTGCCATTCCCCATACAGAATTTTTGTTATAAGCAAACCCTTGAGGTGCATAATGGCTTGTTGTTGATTTATTGCCACCGTAAGCCTTCGCGTAGAATTGGTTTTCAAGTTGTTTTTCTTGTGGTGTTTTGGCTTCGGCTTTTTCTTCGGCAATAGCCTCGGCAGTTGTGCGATGATCAGCCGCAAGCATTAAACCAGTAAATGCTAAACTACTCAGTGATAACAAGCCTTTTCCGCCTTTCATCCCTTTAGAGATTTTACCTTTTCGACCTAAACCACTTGCCGCATCTGCAATATCGCCTCCTAATCCGAAGCTAGCACGCTTACCGCCTAACAACGCCAAAGCACCACTTGCCGCAACAGCCGCTGCACTTAAAGCCGTAATAACAGTGCCTGCTCGTACAACGGTATTTGTGAGGTCCGGATAAGCCTTTGCATATTCCGTTAATTTGACTGCCGCATCGCCAAGGGCATCATTAAAACCCTTAACTCCCTCCATTTGGGCAAATTCAAAGCTATTTTTGGCGTTTTCAAATTTGGCACTATTGGTGTCTTGTATCACGGCATGTGATTTATCGACAGCGCCATTAGAATTCTGTAATTGTTCCTGGACCTCTTTCCCTAGCTGAACATTATTACGCATACCCAATAGAGCCATCAGAGCTTGTTGGTCTGATACGATTTGCCCAATAGCAGTGCCTTCTACCAAATTAGACATTTCTTTAATAATTCCAGCTTGATCTTCCTTTTTCGCTGTTTTTAATTTCTTTTGCAACTCTTTATATTTGTCATCTTGTCCTACAACCATATCCATAATAGACATAAAGGCTTCAAGTGAATTTTTACCTTGCTTTTTCTCATTCTCCATGGATTTGATGAAATCAATACCATGAGTTTTACCGTCTTTTCCCTTTATTTCGAGTTTTCTGAATCGTTCATTTGTTTCTTTAGCAGAAATTTTGACTAATAAATTAGATAAATTATTACCTGCCTCATCTTCAGAACCAGCTGTAACTCGTGCCTGTTGGTTTGCCATTAGTAACGCTTCTAAGCCATTCATACCGCTTAAACCAGCCGCTTTACCTGCGGCCATTTGCTTAGGCAGCCAACGAGCCATATCTGACAATTCAAAATTACCGGCTTGTCCTGCTGCGACCGCTTTATCTAAAACTTCGCCAATCTTATCTTCACTAATATCGAATTGTTGCATAGCTGAAATGGCAATTTGAGCTAAGTCCTCTGTACTTGCTCCTGTACCTACAGCTGCTTTTTGTAACGTTGGCAATAATTTCATTGCTGTATCAGCTTTAACAGAACCGGAAGCGAGCATTTTATCTAATGCATCAAGTGCTTCTTCTTTCGTCCCGCCACCATTTTCTACCGCACTTTTTACCGCTTCATGTAATTCTTTCTTTCCGGCAATTCGCCCAGCCACGTCTCGGTCGGAGAAGGCGGTGTTTGAAACCATTGCCAATCGGCGGTCATAATCCATTTGTTTTTTCATGGGTTGAGCCATTACCATCGCACCTGCGGCCATACCAGCTCCAACGCTTGCCATTGCAGTGCCTACATTACCTAAGCGTTGCCCCCAAGACGTTTTCCCCATTTCGGCATTAAGCCCCGCAATTTTTGACCGTGTTGCATCAGCCGCGCGAGCTAACTCTCGGCTGGTTGCAGTACCACTACGTTTCAAACGGTTATAAGCCGCAATAGTGTGATTAATCTCTTGCTGGATCTTATGTTCACTTCGCACGCCTAATGTTTCGCGGGCGCTTGCCATGGCTCGTGTACTTTGTGTAATTTGGGATTGCGCCTGACGGAATACTCGGCTTGCCTGATCGCGTGCCTTGAGTGTCATGGCTAAATTTAACTCTGCCATTTTTAAACCCTTTTTAAACTTCTTTTAAATCTACAAAAAAAGGGGCTTACGCCCCTTTATTTTTACGACGCATAAGGTTGTAATGCACCGTATCGCCATCTTCAGCCTGTGTTTTAATACCTTGAGATTTTTGCCAACTACCAATCCAAGCAGACACTTCTGTATGGCTCATTGCTCTTACCTCCGCAGCGCTAAAGCCGAATTTAGCTAATAAAATGACCGCACTTCGGTAATTTTTCTCAGCTTCAAACACACTATGTTGTTGTTTTATTCGGCTTCGACTTTGCTCTGGCTTTCCCCAGCGTCGATGTGCTTTTTTCGCAAATCAGCAATAGCTTGCGTAATCAACACATAATCATCTGTAGCAAGGTTATCCAGTAAAAACTGTGGCGTGAGCTTATCTTGCGCAATGCCGATAATATCAATCTGCTCGGATAAATAAGCCAAGTCCACAAGCATTTGCTCAGCTTTCGTGAGTTTTTCTTTCTCATCTAAACCAAGCTCGGCGACTTTCTCAAGGGCGGCACATTCACCACCCAAGGTTAGTAATCGCACGTCAAAGTCAAAATAACGACTATCACCGTAAGGAATACCTAACAATAGACGCATTATTCTTTAACCTCTTTGAGAGCAGTCATCTGAATATCAATCATGGCTTCGTTATCGACGGTATATTTTTCACCGACTTGCGTAGTAAAACAGCCAAGATAAGAGGTGCGTTTATCGTCTTGATTAAGTGGATACACTGTAATCTTCGCATCATTGATTTCCGCCCAATCAATCTCTGAACCATCAATCGGCAGAGCGGCAGTCAATGATAGCTCCCAAGTCGCAATTCCTTTGGCAAAACCACGTGCACGACCTTCTGAGTTCATGGTTTTCACTAATTTTCGGCCTGTTTGTTTTGTAACGTTTAAATCAGTAATTTCAATTTCAACGCCATTTACTTCTAACACTGCCGAACCAGCATATTTTTCAGCCATTTAAGCCCCCTATAAAATTAAATCAATACGGTTAGCGACAACGTGTAAGCCATTTACCACATCAGCTGGGATTGCTGTATCTAAACGATTTGGATCTTGTCCATTGCGTACCACAAGCAATTTATTCTTGTTAGCATCAATATTTTCCAAGATTTCTAAATCTTCCAAGCGATACAACACATCAAGGATTTCCGAACGCACTTTTGGTGGTGTGCGATTGGATAACTTCGCACGTGGGAAACGCAAGGCAATGCGTTGCTCAATCGCTTTGCGCGTATAGTCAAGTGTACGAATTGTAGTTAAATCTAACCACGCAGGATCATCTACATTCGCGGGCGACTTGGTATAAGTCGTAATTGCACGCATAATTTGCACACGATTATTCACCACCGTAATAGGTGTTAAACCATGGAAAAGTGCCTGATTGACTTCGGTTTTTAATGGTGTTTGAGTAGCATCAACGGGGGTTAAACCTTTAATCTCAAGCGTATTTAACGGCTTAGCCGGGTCTTCTTCGCCTGCAATAATCGCACCATAACCTGCTGCAATTAATGCATTTGATTCCACCGCACCTTTATACCAACCAACCGTAATACGGTTCGCATTGATTTTTTCAGTATATGTAGTGCCGCTTGCCAATGTGCCATTAAAACCTAATACACCCACACCAGGTTTTTTCTCAACTGGGCTTGCAACCAAGTCTAAATGTTCACGTAACGCTTTTGCATTTTTATCATCAGCGAATGGAGAAATAATGACGTGGTAATGCTGACCTGCAACAGATGCTAGTGCAGCAGTTAAATCCGCATTTTCTGCACCATTACTAAATACAGCTGAGGTCACACTAATACTATCAGCGCGGCTAACTGCATTAATTGAAATTTCATTGCCAATTGCACCTTTACATTTTGCCGTTAAGGTAATGGTGCCTTCACTCACGGCTGCAGTTGCAGGGCAGTAATCGCCCGCATTAATAACCGCTGCTAAACGGGTGGCAATATCGTTCGCCGCTTCGCCTTTTGCGACAGCAACGGCATAATCTACACCGCCAATAACAGCTTTCACGACACCGCTTAGCGTAGCTGTACCGGCTAACGTCACGGTGCCTTTTGCGGCTACACCTGAATCACTATCTTTTAACCCAATCACGGATAAACGGATTAACGGGTTATTTTGAATCGCTACACGGGTCATTAAATGAGCCCAAGAACCTGCACCGAATTGATTTTTAGCATCTAAATCAGAGTACACTTGAACGGGTGCAGTAAAAGGCGCAGTACCATTCACCATTGGTGCAACAATTAATACATTTTGCTCATTGGTTGGTAACGTGCTTACCGCATTGCGCGAATTATATTCGCTATAAACACCCGGCTGACGAATACTTGTCGGGATATTATCAAAATCAATGTTAGTTTCAGCCATTGTCTTTCTCCTGTTCTTTGCGTGAACGTGTTTCAGTAATCACAATCAAATCACCGTCATTAATACGACGCTGATAATAAATCGACGGCTCAATATCAACCGGCGTTTGTTCAATATAGGCATAAGGCTGTGTTTCAAATGGCACCTTAATACCTGGTCTTGCTTTAACTTTCATTTTTTACCTCAGTTTCCACCTTAAACGGCTCTTCCGCCTGCGTGGTTGGGTCATAAATCCGTCCTTGAACTTGTTCAAGTAACGGTAATGGATCGGATAACTTGGCTCGATAAGCGCTAAACACATAGTCAGGATTAGTTTTATCCTGCGTGGCTTCTGGGAAATACCCATCATCAAGTGGCTGAAAATCATCATAAACGGCTTCGTATTCAATCGAGTAAGCGGTAATCGCTCCCCCCTTGAATAAGGCATTGTTGAAAATAGTGCGAACTCTTGTGGGTTTTAGTGGTTTAACTAATTGCCCCAAAGTTTGCGCATCCAACAAACGACGCACGGCAGTAATAAGCTGATTAACGCCAACCTCACGCTCATCAATGCCACCCTGTCTAGCCGCGACATTACTGCGTAAAGATCGTACGGCTAAAATAATGACAAAATTAGCGGTAGATTGATGTCGTCTTGCATTGGTACTCATACGCTCAATGCGAGCCCCACCAAAAGTGACAAGGCAAATCGGCAAGCGAGACACAGATAAACTGTCGTCATCTAGCTCACCACCGTAGCTTTTCACCGTATTAACAAGACGGCCCAATCCTTTTTGCAGACGCTCAACAAGTGCTTGTTCGATTTTCGTTATCACGGCTAAACACCCTGTTTTTCGGATTAGTAAACATCACACCATTATCGCCGTCATCTTCTGTGTTTGAGTTAGCAATACCAAGTGAAATTTGACCTTTAGCAATCGCCTCAAGCTCTTTTAAGCTTAATTTGTATCGTTCAATAATCTCATCGGTATTACCCACCTGTGACATAGATGCCAAACGATAGCGGGTTAAATCACAACAAATCCGCACAAGATTTTGCGGGATATCCAATAATGGCAATTCATAACGCGCTGACAAATAACCATCAATTTGGCTAGAACTATCCGATAACGCCACATTCAGCACTGTTGTATCAACACTACCGGTACGATCACGATCAGTTAACTCAATTGCATCGAGTTCACCAACACGTAAAATAAAATCCGACACTGTGGCATAATTCATCGTTATTCCTCACACACTGGAACAAGCTCTAACCAAGGATCTTCCGCAAGAATAATCACTTGCTCACCGGTTAAATCACCAGCCGGAATTTCTACCGCACTTTCCTTGTTAAAACGATAACCACATCGACCATAAGACGGCTGAGGATGAATTTCACGTAACGTCACCGCATAAGCGATAGGGTTAATCACCTCACCACCTTCTACAACACTTGATGTTGTTTCTTCTGCTTCTTGAGTTTCGGAATTAACATCATCTTGAGTGGTTAATGCTTCTAATTCGGTGTTTTCTGGTTTCTTTGCCATTTTTACTCCTAAAGGGCGATTGCTCGCCCTTGTAATAGGTTATTCTTCAATGATTTGTGGAGACACAATCACTTTCAAACGACCTTTTAAGATATTGGTCGTACCATTGATGATGTCGCCCTCGCAAATTTGACGAGCTTGGAACTCTAATGCTGGCGGTACTAAAATGACATTCGGACGAATGTTCAATAATTTGCCACCGTCACCTTTCAATGATTGCATTTTGGCAATCACCTTCATGATGTTTTCAGCATTGAGTTCTGTTTTCTCAACACGGTGGGCAAGCTGCCAAAAACCAAAACCGGCAGCACCACGTGCACGCACACCCCATTCGTAAATATCTTCGTTAAATACGGTGTCAGACTTGGATGGATCAAATTTCGTTTCAATTTCTGGCGCTGTGCGTTCTTGCCAAATTAATGGTTTAATCGCATTGGTGGTGTCGAAAATGTAGAACGTTGGTGCTTCTGTTTTCGTACCTGTGGTGATATTGCTTTGCTCTTTGCTTGAGCCTGTGCCGTCTACGTTGTCAAAGACTGGATGGTCGGTATCAAAATAATTCTGGCCGTCATAACAAAGCGTGGTTTTACCTGCTTTTAGTAAACCAAACACCAAATCATCAGGTAATTCAGCCGCACTTTGTGCTGCCTGTTGCACCATAGGGCGGAATAAACCCACTTGGTCATCTTCAATATCAGTGCGTGGAATACCTACCGTACTTTCATAAAGTTTGTTTTCAATGCTTGTACCTTGGGCTTGCATTGCTTTACGTTGACGTTTATTTACCCATTCCACCATTTTCGGGAACTGACCTAAGAAACCATAGGTGTTCACTTTGGTGTTAGAGGATACTTTCATCGCAATAAGATCCCACTGCGGTTTAATTAAGCCTAAACCAGCTGCAAAGTCTTTTTTAAACTGGGTTTCAATCGCTTTTAAAACTTCGGATTTCTTAAACATTATTTTTGCTCCTTGTGTTCTTTGATGAATTCAGCTTCTGTCATACCTAATGCACGAGCTGCCGCTTGTTCTGCTGCACTTAATGCCACAACATTCTGATCAGGATCAGTTTTTGCTTGTGGCTCGCCACTTAATGCGGCCATCGCAGGCGCTTTTTCTAAGTAAGCACTTAACGCTTCTACAGATAAACTTTGCGCCCAATCTTTTAACGCAGGCGATAACTTACCTTGCGATAAGGCGGCTGTGATTAATGCATCTTTTTTATCTGTTTCAACTGATGCTTTAAGGGCGTTAAAATCTGCCTGCAATACAGCAACTTGTTCAACGGGTACAAATTTAGCTGGATCAGGGTTGCCCACTTGTGTAGATAACGCTGCCACTGATTGTTCTTTTTCAGCTAATTTTGCGTAAACGTCTAACACGTCCACATCAGATTTACCTTTTGCTGCAGAAAGTGCAGTCACTTTCGCTGTCATTTCAGCCTCTGTGCTATCTGGTTTCAAACCAAACAGAGCACATAATGCTGCCTGTAAGTTTTTATCCATTGGGGATTCCTCTTGTAACAAATTCACGCTCGCTGCCACCATGGCTTCCTCCATGCCGTCTAAAGCTGGAGTATTGGTTAAGGCTGCGTGGAAGATTTTGCGAACATAACCGTCAGTATCATAGGAAAAGACTGCCGAGATATAACGATATTCGCCGTTTTTGATGTAGTCCGTGGCTTTATCAGTCCAACGAACATCAGCAAAAATACCTTGTGGTGTGAAATAAAAATATTCCATCCAACCCGCACTTGGTGCTTCTTTGCCGTTTTTTAGGGAGTGAATAATTTGATGTTCATAGTCAATTGGCAGAGGATTACGTTGATTGTTAGCCAACGCCACCACATCCGCACCATTTGTGTCCGTTACATACCATGCCTCCACATCGGTTGGTCTGCCGTCTGTGGCGCGAAATTTTCCATAAGGTAAAAGTTGGATACGACCATACTTCGCTTTGTCAATTTCAAAACTACAAGCGGCAACTGTTAATTTCATCTGAAACCATCCTTAAAAACTCAATCTAGGATGACAGAATACTTGATAAGAAAGGGTAAAAAGAGATGAGCGACTTCAGCACGGTCACATAATTTCAATTTTTTGAAAGAGTAGATACTGGAGGAATAAAAGATTAGATTATAAGAAACAACACAAACCCATTTTAAAACGCTTTAAAACCGTTTTAAAACGTTTTAAAAATTTAAAGATGAAAACTTATACCTTGAAATAATAAAACCGCTATACGTGCGATTTAGGACGCTTATCTAAATTATTTAATTAAACGTTGAAAATACGCTTGAATATCTTCCATGATATCCGCGTCATCTTCAGGTGTTAATTTTAAGAATGGACGAGCAGGAATCGTGGTTTTCCGTCCACGCCCTGCTTTACCGCCGAATTGATGGATCGCCGCATACGGTTCATTCGTTCCTACAACAGCGGTATCGTTAGTGTAGTCAGACGTGATACTGCCCATCAAATTTTCTGTATCAACCAACGGTGTACCTTGGCGATATTTAAGCCCCAGCCATTTTGGACGCCCCCCAACATCAAAATTTTGCAGCACAGCAGATTCCATTGTGCCTGCAATACTTCGCATTAACGGGGTGCGATGAGTGGTAGCTTGTGCAAGTCGCTCTAGTACAATGGCAACTTCTTGCGCATTATTGATTTCAATTTCTATCATAATCGTTGATTTTTAAAATTTAACGGGGTATAGTCACATAGCCACTAGAAAAGCGATGAATCTCGAGGATCGCAAGCGATAGGTTGAAATAGTACCTTGGACTGTGTGCGGTGGGTTCGAGCCCCGCCTAGTGGCTTACTCTTTAAATGCCTTTCTCCATTGCTTATCACTTACTAATCTAAACGACTGTACAAAAATTTCTGGTTCTTTGCTTAAAACCTTCAATACTGCAAGCAGTTTCTTACCATTAACATCCTTATAAAATTGGTATCCTAGTTCATCAACTACAATTTTATCTGGAGAATTGATGATATCTGGCAAATCCGCATACTCATCAATCCCAAAATTCTGCCCATCACGGCTATTAAATTGCTTAATCAAAGTATCATCAGAAAGCCACACTGTGCCAGTTTTGCTTTTCAATAAATCCCTACTTTCCGCGCTTAACACACCTGCTGCAAATTTAAAGTTTTTGGTTAGGCTATCACGTACCTGTAACATCTGCTCAGTGGTGAGTTTTTTTCCGTCAGGGGTGAGCGTTTGTTTCATCTCTGCCACATGCTTTGCCAACAATTCAAAATCTTGCTTAAACTCCGCACCTTTCATTTCCACCTTCGCAAACGCATACGCCAGCTTTTCCGGATAAAGATCCAAATTCGGCTTATACGCAATACGCCCCACATTGTAATCAAAGCCTTTATCCGTCACGCGTACCGTACCATCAGGTAATTTAAACCCTACCGTCTTTTCGCGATTACCTTGTTTATCCGCAGGGCGTTCCACCTCTACCAAAAATTCCGAGCTATCGTCAGGCTTATCCATGCCACGGCGTTTCAAATCTCTTTCGCCTAACGCAATCACCGTACAGCGACAATTAAACCCATTAGGCGGGTAGAATGTCGACCAAAACGGATCATCATAACGATACACTTTACCGCTCAATGCTAAATGGGCAGGACGAGTACGCGCATCACCCACGGCAGAATATTGCCAATAAGGGCGGTTATCCACGTTATCACGCAAGCGTTGATAACGCGAAGCCGAATAAGCTGACTGCATATTGACACGATAAATCGTATTTAACCGACGCGGTGTGCCAAAATATTCCCCTGTGTTTGGATCTGCCAGTAAATGCCCATCAATGCCACGGATAGACGGTTCTTTCCCAAAAATCCAGCCTTTACGTTCAAATTCACTCACCAGTTCTTTTTTCCAAGCGTAGAATCCTTTGCCCTCACGCATAGCGGTTTCTAAAGATTGGTAAATATCCTTTGTCATATCAAGACTGGTTAGGCGCGCAATCGTCGTGGCACGTGCCAATGCGCTATCATGCATTTCTTTTACTAATACCTTACTGGCAAGCATTTTCTTTTGGCGTAAAAACTCAATGGCTTGTTTTGGTTCTACGCCAATGGCAAACTTAGGTGCGCTCGGCATTGGCAGCTCCTAATAAATCAGCTAAAAATACCGCACTTGCCAAATAGGCCTGATGGCTTTCACTGGTTAAATCAGGATAAAGTGCGATTAGTTTTTCCTGTGCATCGTCATAGCTTTCACTTGCCATAACCACGCCTACAATTTGTTTCATCATAGGATCAAGCTGTTGATTAAAATCTGCATTAACCATTGCATCATCAATCAAACCGTCCAATTCATCTTGTTCGTCCTTTTTTCCATTTTTAGCCGACAACGCAGCAGAACGACAACCGCAAGTACAGCCTTTACCGTGGTTAAACACTGCAGAAAGCGCGGTAGTTTTCTCGTCCGTTTTCTCGCCTTGTGGTGTGCTTAAAATCAGTTCTCCTTCTTGTGGCTCAGGAATACCTAATTTATCACGCACCCAACTCTCTGAAATTTGAACGCCAATGCCGGTAAGTTTAGGGATTGCATCCGCAAATACGGATAAATCTTCATATTCTTTCGTATCAAACTCAAAATAAGGGACACGATAAGGGGCAATATTCGGATCAATATTAATCTGCAAATACGGCAAAATGATTTGTTGAGTGATAGTTTGTGCAATCTGTTTTGCATCACTAATCATCAAATCACGACGCACTTCATTATGCACATTACCTAACGCATTGGTGGAGATTTTACCATCCGCCCCCGATGTTAAGGTTTGCCCCAAAATCAAACGCGCAATAGATTTTTCGCACCAATCTACCATCTGTAAGAATGGATTGTTACCTGATGCGGCTCCAGCACTTGCTACATTGTGAAGTTCAATCTGCATGGATTCAGGCATAATACCTGCGGCATTATGACCAATATCTGCAAGTGCACGTAACAGGGTACGTTTTTCACTTGTCGTCGCGCCTGCACCGTATTTACCAATACGAATAGGCATACCATAGAGTTCCAAAAACTCGGCAAAATCACGCACAGAATAATGCTTATACATATAAAGCCATGCCAATGTGCGATATAAGCCATCACGAGCCAACTGTGTCGAACGAGATTTATGGCGATGCACCACCCACCCAAAAGGACGTAAAGGCTCACCCATTTGATTGGCTGGCGTGCGTAATAATAAACTATCGTCTTTATCCAATTTAAACCAAGACTGCGGACAAGGTTTAAAGCCTTTGGGAACCCATTTGCCATCTACTTGCGCCCATTGAATTTCGAGCGCAGAAAACCCATGCCCGACCGCATCCATGAGATCCATAAATAAATCTTCAAGGTTAGGATATTGGTAAAATAGCTCGTCAATTTCTGCTTGTAATTTTTCTTCTGCTGGTGTTGCATTACGTGGTTCGACAATACGCCAATCAAGCGTAAGCACTGAACGCTTACGTGTCATTATGTTTGCCGCAATGCTACTGTCTTGCTCTTCAATATCCATAAAAAGCTGATGCTGAGCCTGAATATCACCATTTTCTGCATCATCTAAAATTTGTTTCAATTTTGATGGTGTAATTTTGGCTGAAGGATGATCGTCTAACACTCGTCCTGTAGCAGTAACTTCCGCGTCATCAGTTTGCGTAGGCTCTGTTTCATTGCCTTTTAAAAGGTTTTTAAATTTGTCTAACAATCCCATAAATTCACCTTATTGTTTCCACACAGAATAAAGATCCGATTCATCTTCATCCCACTCGCTATCATCTAACTCACTAATACTTATCCATTCAATCACCGCAGAACTACTTACTGCATTACGCCATAGCATCTCCAGTGCGTCTGGGCCATCATCATGATCAGCTTTTGGAAAATGTCTTAACTGTGATTCAAGGGTGGATTGTGAGCGGTGTAATAAAATTAACCCATTGGCAATATGCGGTTGCAAGCTCTCAATGCGAAGCATTTTGTCACTATTGGGTTTTGTTGCCGTAGCAGGCACAGGTTTCCCGCGCGCAGCTGAACGTTTAACCAACTCGGTTTTTAAAAATTCCTGGAACTGTACTGTCTCTACAAACCAACGATGGCAGTTATACTGTGTATGTAGGCGAATAACGTCCTCAATAATTAAATCGGGTAAACGCTTTTTAATCTGCGCTTCAACTACATACAATTTGCCAGTTTCTCTGTGATAGCCGCCAACCAAAATCGCAGACGGGTCACGGCTTGCACCTGCTTTACCCAGTGATGGGTCAACCGCACCAAAATAAATCAAGTTATTAGGTAACTCTGTCCAATAATGGAGACTATTGGCAAAAATCGCGTCATCGCCACTGACCGGGTCATTTTGATACTCGGAATCAAATGCCGAATGTCCGTCTTTGGCGCGTTCTTTCATTAAATATAAAATTGGGCGGGCAAGCCATGACACAACGGAACCAGCATCCATTTCCGATTTATGCTGTTGATAAAATAAGTCAGATAAGGTGTCGTCGTCGCCTTCTTCAGACAAATAGATGTTTTCCCATTCATCCCATAACGTCATATTGTCCGGCATACGCAAAATGGCTTTAAATCGGACACTTCTCCAGCCTTTAGTATTTAAAATTCGGTTCAATACGCTGTCATAGTGCAAAATAGTGCCGACGTAAATTACGTCAAATTTCTCACCGGCGGCACCAAGTTTTAGAACGGCTTTTAAAATCCAGTTGTGTAATTTATTGCGCTGTTCAGGTGTTTGAACAGTTTCATCGTTCTCTATATCATCTAATACAACTAAATCAGGACGAAAAGCTCCATGGCGACGTCCACGTAGCTTTTGCCCAGCACCGACCGCTTCCACTTTTTGCCCTTTAGACGTAAGAATTGCACCGGCACGCCAAACTTTGCCCGGCGTAAGTTCGGGGAAATCAATAGCAAGTCTTGGGTTTGACTCAACCTCAACTTTAATGGCTTCTAACATGCCATAGGCTTGCTCTTTGGTATCCATAGCAATAATAATGTAATTTTTAAGGTTACATACCATGCACCAAAGCGGGAATAATTGCGTACAAATAGTGGATTTCGCCTCACCGCGGGGTGCGGCAATAGCTTGTCGGACGGATTTATCTGTTTCTTCAACCGAAAGCGGAAGATTTTTAAACAGATATTCGTGTAACTGGGATTTATGTGGAGAACGTACATAATGCGGAAAATAGGCTTGAACAAAATATTCAAACCCTTTTTCTTTATCTAAGACTTTTTTACGACGCTCTGCAATCGCATGCGGTTTATCATCCCAACCTTCAAAATTCGCTTCGATATTGCGCTGTAATTCAGCACGTAGTTGTTCGAGCTGTTTTTCGAAATCTTTGTATTTCATCTATAACATTACCGCAATAAATAAAAGCCAGCCCCAACCTTTGATACCGGCAGCCATTAACTTAAAAGCACATACAATGCAGACAAATTGCACAATCCAGCGAAAATAGTAATGCTTATGCACAATGCTTTGATTTTGCTTTTCCATTATTTAAACTCCTGCTTAACAATGCTTTCTAAGTCATCTAAAACAGACAAAAAGGTAGGCAATAAATCAGAATGTTTAGTTTTGATTAGATTAGTTACCATCTCAATAACTTTCCACGCTGTCGCCAACTCAGACACTTCAGGCAACAACCGCTTACTGCTCGCCACCATTTTCGAGTAACTGTCACCCAAGCCTTGAATCAGTTTTGCTTTCTCACTAACAGGCAAGTCTTCGGTCTTGCGCAACTCATCCATGGTACTTTCAAAATAAAGCACAAAGGTGGTGAGCATACCACGAGCAACATCCTCAACCTTTCCACTTGCCATTGTTGATGCATCACGCACTTTGTCCCAATTATCGCCGCGAGCTTCGGCTTCACGTTTCCAGCGTCGAGCAGTGTTATAGGACACTTTGGCTTTTTCTGCGGCTAATTCAAGCGTCAAGCAATCAAACACATAATAACGGCGCACATCTGCCTTGGTTTTTTCATCATGTGCCATATTCACTAGCCTCCTAATTTGGCTTTGATTAGCTCAAATCCAACCGATACCAATAAACCGCCCAGACCGCCAACTAAAGCGGATCGCACACCCAATTTAGCCATACTGTTTTCTACCTTAGCTAAACGGACATCAATATCATCCACACGCCCATCTAAACGGTCGATTTTATGATTGACTGCACGGGTCAAATCTAAAATTTCATCTAGTTTTGCATTTGTTTGTGCGCTTTCGGTTAATTGCTCTAAGCGTTTCCGATCTCTTGCTGACATTATTTATCTGCCTTGTTATCTAATTTTTTCGTAATGGACTGCAATTGCTCAGAAATTGCCCCTAATTTATCTAAAATGCTTTGATTGGTGATACTAGCCACTTCTTTTGAGACATAATCGCGCTTGACTTCTTTAACTTCGTCATGCAGGCTTTTAAACTCACTGTCTAATTTCTTAAACCACACACCAATAAAGAACACCGCAACAGATACCAACCCATTAAAAATCATCATCCCATTAATGTGTACTTCCATTTTCACCTCGCTGACAAATAGTTCGATATGTATCGTTATGCACTTTAATTTGACGCAAGGTTTCTGTCGTATCTTGACGGCTTGCGGAGATCAACGAGAAACCAGCACAGCTTGCATTAATCACGGAGATCCCCTGACTTGTGCAACCCATCAATAAGAGTGTCACGGTCAGCATTACGACTGTTTTCTTCATGTTGTTTTCTCGTTTCATAATGTTTCACCTGCGTATCGGAGACTGCTTTTTCACGCACCAACTGCTCGTTATCTTTTAATAATCGGTCAATTTCACGCCCTGCACGTTTGAGCTTAAATACCACATAACCACAAATAGCCAGCGCAGTACCTGAGCCGATTAAAATCATCTGTAACGTCATTAAATCCCCCTTGGTCTATCCGTTTGTTCCGGTTCGACATAAACTTCGCCTGTAATAATCTGTTCTTCTGGCTTGGTTTGTTTGGCTTGATATGCCATTACAGCACCCTTGGTTGCAGCCGAACCACCGCAAAAACAAGCAAAATAAAAAAACAAGTCAGTGACCGTAGAACGGTCAAGATAAACGGCATAAATCAGCACACCGGCCATGACTAAGAAACCGAAAAACTGAATAAAACCTGTCGTACTCGCACGACCATCACTATTGGTAAATAATTCAAAAAACTTATTCATCTGCATAACCTCCACATAATTACTTTAGCTGGGGTTGGTCTCCCGCGTGCGATATAACTCCACGCATTCTTACTGTAAGAGTGCGGTCGTTTTTTCGGTTGTTTCCCTTTATTGCCTAACCAGCTAAACATGCGTTTAAACACGCCTAAAAATTTAAACTTCATTGTCAATTGCCCCATATTTAAGATTACCCGCCACACGACGCACCCAACCTTTACCAAAGGTCGCAAAAGTGCTGAGTTTGCAATAAAATTCAAGACGTTCGGCATTCAAACGCATAATGACGTCAGAAATCGCCATTTTTTTAATAGCGGCAATCGTCATATTGCCAATAATGCCGTCATCCGCCACATTCACCGCACGTTGCAACATACGGCTTGCATTGCCTAATCCATGGTTTACTGCTGCATCAAAAAACTGGAAAGCCACCGCATCAGGCATCTTGTCGCATTGATAACGTAACCAAAATGCGGAGTAGTAGATTTTATAGGCTTGCTCACGCGTCATTGCTCGCATACTGCCTTGATAACCGTTTGCCTGAGCTGTACGTTTAGTGATTCCCCAGTTGGTTTCCCCGCCTGGGTCTCTTGGGTCATTAACGTAGCCGCCTTCGTGACCAATTAAACGGTTGAAAATCTGTGTAAAATTTAAAGACATAAAAAATACCCTTAATCTATTAATGATTAAGGGTATTATCGAAAAAAGAGAGTAAGATTAAGAGTGGAGCGACTTCAGCACTAAAACAAGGCGAAATTACTGGACTCCTTAGGATTACGCACTTGTGCCACAATTTCCCAACCACTGCGATCCGATAATTGATATTTAGGACAAAGTTCAAGCATGGCCATGCGTCCTGATTTGTTCAAATGTTGGGTTAAACAATCAAAATCAGCCTTAAAGCGATAATTACGCAACACTCGCAAAGCCGTTTCGCAGCGTGGAATATAAACCCATTCCCCTCTAAAAGCTTCGCGTAATTTCACCGCACTTTCCAAACCAATTAATGCTTTGAGCTTAGGGAAATAATGCGCCCCATCGGTAAATCGAAAGGTTGCCCCACCAAAGTTTGTAATGATTTTTTCAACAGTAGGAAACCCAACCAAATCAACCATCTGTTGTACGGTTTCCGGTAGAAGTTCCGCTACATCTTCTAAATTCGCCACCATAATCACCTCCGCAATGTTATTTTTTGCTCATTCTCACACGGAAATTTTAAAAAGGCGGTATTTTGCAGAAAAAAGATAAAAAAAAATCCCACCGAAGTGGGATTTGACTAAAACTTTTCAATAGGGCGGTCATCTGCCTTTGTAACTTCCAGTTTAGGCAATGATATTTTTATTTCAACTGAATAACTCTGATCATGAAAACTCATTACGTCCATTTCAATAAATCTTGTATCTTTTGGAAGTCTAGAAATTATATCTTCTGATGAAGAAAATCTTTGCCCTGACTTCAAAATTGAATTCAACTTATCGGTTTCTACATAAAAGAGTTTTTGAGATGTACGCTCTTTTGATTCTAGAATATCTAATTTTGAATCAACATTATTTATTTTCTGTCCTGTTTTAGTTGATGCTAAAATATCGTCAAAACGATTTGCAATACCATCTTTATCCTCAACTTGATAAAGAGAAAAACCTGATTTAATTAATCCTCGAAATAATTCCCAAAAATCAGCTCTTGCAATACTTGCATCGGTTAGACGAAGAATAACTCCATTTGTTTTATTTTTATCTAAAGTAATGACTATATTAAATTTTGCCCCATAAAGCGATTCATATCCTTCAGGAGCACAAATTCTAGATTCGGAATAAGCCATACATTTTCCAAAATACTTGAATCGCTCTAAAAAATCATTCTTATGAATATCAAACGGATAATCTTTGAACATTTTAATTTCTTCTTTTGCATGGTCAAACACCCCTGCATTGACAGCAAAAGAGCTGGCAAGCAATATAATCACAAATAAATTCTTCATAAAAAATCCAATAAAAAAGGCTCCAAAGAGCCTTTAATTTACACCTGATAATTTCATCTTACAACGTCTTTTTATTCCGGTCATACACTGACAACATCTGCACGACTTTCTTTAATTGCCACGGACGTAACCAATGGATAAAATCTACTTTAAAAGATCGTTTTGCAATACCATCGGCATATTCTTTCGGTAAGTTGTGTTTGATTAAAAGTGCGGTAATTTTAGCGAGATAAATTTTCTTATCTTCACTTGGTGATGGCCGATTTCCCCAAAAACTTGAACTTGATTTAAAACCTTTCTGAACCATCACATTCAAGACTTGGTGTAATTCACTGTCACTCATCTCTGTGCAGCTGGTTTTGCCTGTTGTATTGGAAAGTAAACCGCGATATGTGTCATCATCAAGTCCCAATTGATTTTTCCCAATATGGATTTTCGCAATTAATGATTTACGCTGCATAACCTTTCTCCTGTTCAGCTTTCCAGGCTTTCCAAATCGCAAATTCAGGCGTATTTTCTACAAATTGCAACTGCCCAACAGAAGCATAACGTTCAATATACTGAATCGCCGCCATGCGATTGTTGTCTTCCTGTTTTACCGTACTTTGCATTTCGGCTTTGCCTTCATTACGAACCACCGCAAACAAGGGTTTCGCCCCTTCATACACTTTCTTCAAATAGTTATGGTTCGATAAAGCCTGAATATTGCGCGTTTCTCTACGATTCTTCATTACTGCCTGCACCGTTTCATTCAACGCATGAGCCAATAATGGGCTGGGTTGATACATCTCTAATACTTCTTGCATTAATTTAAGCGCACGGCCGTTAGATAACGCCGCTTTCTCGGGTCTAAATAGGGCAATATAACTCACCAACGCACGGGCATTATCGCCGCGTAAATTGGTAATAATCCCCAATATCTCACGCCCCGCATCATCTTCCAACAGCGCATCCAAATGGATGTCGCTATGGCAAACCGGGCAACGGCATAATTTCACTTTTAAAACTCCTTTAAACTAGGTTTAAAACACATTATTCAGCCCACTTCATCTAACTTATTCCCCTCTTTTGTAAAGAGGGGTTAGGGGAGATTTAATGGACTGTAAATGGGTTTTAGTCGATTGGTGGTTTTGGTAATGGTTGCCAGTGAGTAACATAATCCGACAAACAGTTTTGACCGTCGTAAAACTCCCTATCTGTATCAAGCCACCCAGTCACAATATAAGGATATTCATCGTCATTTACATACAATAAGACTGTATCGCATTCACTTGGCAATCTATCCTCACACTTAATCCATCCATTGTTTTCGCTCATTATTTAATCTCCTCAAGTCCCAAATTTAAGGCTTTGTTATAGTAGTTAAACGCGTCTTTAAACAGCGCTTTGCTATTGATATATTCCCGCGGCAATATTGGCACGGTCGGAAATTTGTCCAAAAATCGCCAATGCTCAGCGAGCTCCGCAGGAGTTTGGATAAATGCTTGTTTTTCCGCTTTTAATGCCAAAATATCAGCGGTTTTGACGACAATCTCCATTTCGGCTTTGATGCGTATCTTAAATTTATCTCGGATAACCATTTTGAATGCTTTTTCGATTTTTTTGTAGTCCGGCAATAATTGTTTTAACGGGCTGGTAATATCTCCCAAAAAAGCCTCTTGGGCGTCGTGCATCAAAACTGCAAAAGCGGTCATATCATCAACTTTCAAGCACGTTTTAGCTATTGCCCCGGCAAAAACACTGTGATCAAGCACGGAATAATGCACATCTAATTTGCCACCGAATCGTGGAATCATTGCTAAATGATGAATAATGTCATCAATATGAATGTCGCTATTTTGTGGGTTGGCAAAGTCGATTAAACGGTTGCCATGTGTGATAAATATGCTCATTTTTACTCCTTTTTTACCTTGATTTTTATATCATTTTCGCCATCTTGATGATGTCTAATCGTTACTTCGTAACCATTAACCCCAGTTTTTCCATCATCCTTCCATTTAATAACCGGTTCCGGATTAACCTGCACAAAAACACCAAACTCTTCGATAGCTATTTGTTTCTTTTGTATAAATGTTTTGCGAATAGCAAACCAATGGATAAAATCAGGCAAGAAACGATTAAACTGTTCTTCGGTTAACTGCAAAAAGTCTTCAACTTTTCTAAACTCATAAATTTTGTCACTCATTTTCATCCCCTTATTTTGCTCGCTGAAGGATCTCGTCAATAACTGGATCCTTCAGAAGAATTTTTTCAATAAAGCCAATCAATATACGGCCAGTTTCATTAGGATTTTCGACTTTCGCACTAACATCCCATTCGTCCCCATCTTGGGTGCAAAAATCTAATTTTATTTTGTGTTCGAAACCACTTTTGACGTTATCGTCCATACCCTCAAGCACAATCCAACCCGCTCTCACAATTTCAGGTAATTTAAACATCAAACAAGTCATCGCGTCCTTCACATATAAAGCTGGGGCTTGATGGTATTTTGTGTTTACATTAAAGGTTAAATCGTCATCACCGACTCCCACTTTAAGCTCAAACGTTACTGAATATTTTTTTCTTCCATTTCACTTATCTCCTAACACCGGCATTACCCGCCATGTCACTCTTTTTATTTCTCTAATTGCTCCTTGCAATAACAACAAGTATTCTTTCCGATCACCATCAAGCCAAATTTCTTGAGCCATCTCGATTTGTTCGATGATTTGTGCAAGTTTTATATTAACGTCCCTTCTTTCTTGCTCACTCATACTTCCTCCACCTCAACCACGTCATCAATTTCTGTAATGGTGTGTGGCAGTTTATTGACATCACACACATTTAAATCACACATATCTAACACTTGCTCATTGCTTTCGGCTTCAATAACCGCTTCAACTAAGCAATAAAAACGTGCCACATACTTAGCCATGCTTCACCTCCGGTCTTCTGCTTGGATTTTTGACATAATGCGCACACATCTTTTGACGGTTTAATGCCCATTCTTCATTTTCGCTTTTTCGAGCAACAATAGCCGCTCTCTGCCAGGCAGCCTCAGCGGTTGCCCATGCACCAGCACGCTCCATTTCAACGGCCAACGTGCTAAAATCTTTATAGGTTCGTAGTTTTTCCATATATGCTCCTTAGTTGTTAATAATTAAAACCTATTACTAATGCCCCTCATCCCGTCCCCCTCTTTTGTAAAGAGGGGTTAGGGGAGATTTAAAGGGCATTTAAATAAGCTTTAAGCCCCCGCTACATCTAACGCAATCGGTACATACTGATCGGTTTCGCCAACACGCTCATAAAGTCGCACATAAGCCTTACTGCTTACCACTTGCACGCTTTCGCTAATTGCTTGCATTGCGTTTTGCCAGCGGCTATCTTGGATTTCTACGCGGCGTAAGCCCAAAATACGTGAAGTGTTCAAATTGCCTTCCTTATCCACGTTAAAAGCACGTTCAATTAATGCTTTTAATTCAGGGCGTGAGCCTTCGCTCCATTCATTCAAGCACTCATCAATCAATACTTTGGCAGCCTGAATACGTTCGTCAAACTGCAAACTTTCATTGATGGCGCGCTGAATTTTGTATTTACCGTCATAGCTAAACAGGGTTACATTGCCTTTATTACCGCCCACTTTCGCACCATATTTCTCGGCAGAAAGCTCAATAAAGGCTTGCACATCACCAAAAATGCCTTCTTTGAAATGGCTGATGGCTTTGCTTAAATCACGACCACGTTCCACCCATTCGTGCACGAGCGCATCACGCGCTTTGTCGATTTCTTTCACCAACTCAGCAGGCGTTAAATTGCCTTTGGCATCGCGCCAATATTCTTTACCTTCAATCATTACTTTCATTTAGATTTCCTCTTTTCCTAACTTAATCACTACAAGCCGCTTACCTTTATCACGTTCACTTCGGGCGGCGGTTGCCGAACAGTAAATCGTTTTTTCGCTCACATTGAGTTTCTTTGCTAATTCTTCTGCCGTCCCGTCACCCAAATTCTCTTCGCCACGATAGACTGCATAAATTTGCCGACGCGTTGCCATCGCTCCTCCTAATTCAAATACTTACGCCAAATCACTCGAATACCTTCTACTGCAAACTGTGCTTCTCTATATCTACCTACATCTTGTCCCACCAGATAGACATAAGCACGTTGTTCTTGCTCTAGTTTATCTGTGACGTCATTCGCCATCACACGCAAGGTTGGTTTGATTTTTTCAAAATGCACATTCACCACAGTAAGCCCCATTTCATTTAAACGTTTCACTGCTTTTTCTACTTGTTCCAAATAAGCCAACATTAAAGCGTTGTTTTTATTTAGTTGTTTGGTTGTTTTTGCCTGTAACATAATCGTCTCCTTAACTAATTAACATTTTGCTGTATTGTTCAATCATCTCTGCGCTAATTTCGGTCTCGTTAATCTCTGCCGAACGTACAACGCCGCGCATTAACTTACTTAATCGACGTGCGTTACCTTTACAGGCTTTCAATAAAGCCGTATTAAATTCGCTCGTATTAAGTGCACTTTCTGCTAACATCGCCAAGTCACTTTCAGGTAATGCATTACCAAGGTCGCAAGCAAAACCCACTCGACTATAAAGCTGTGCCAACTCATTATTTTTGCCTTTTAAATTCACCAACAAGCGAGGCATACCGGCTAAAATCACCCCACAACTTGTTAAATCGTGAATACGTCGGATAAATTCCAAAGAGCGGGTAGAAAGTAACTCGGCTTCATCAATCATTAACAAACGTTCCGCACCGTTAAGTTTTTCCACAATACTTGCCAAAACATCATTATTAACACCGCGACTGGTCGCTCCTACAGTCTCAGCAATTTTGCGTAACAGCACTTTCGGTGTGCAGCTTGGATCAACTTCAATTAAAATGGCTGAGCTGTGTTCTTTTGCATATTGTTTTAGCATCTGCGTCTTACCTAATCCTGCCGCGCCATAAATCACATTAATTTCGCCCTCTGCGTGGGCAAAGTGCATAATTTCCATACCGCGTTTTGCTGTTTGAGTGGGTACAAATGCATTGTTGTATTTTGCTTCAACCACTTTCGCCTTATGGCGCGCCAATAATTCATCCACTTTGTTATCTAACCATTTAGTATCAGTTGGATATTTACCGTTGATATATTGGCTAACAGTTGTAATAGATACATCAAATAAGCTCGCCACTTGTTTTTGGCTCATCTTGTGTGCATCCATAAACGCTTTTAATTCTTGTGCTTTCATCTTGTTCTCCTTATTCATTTACTAACTTTTTTCTTTGTTCCCACGCCTCTTTATCTGCTTTAGTTAAGAAAATTGGCGTTTTCTCATTTTTAGGTTTTGCCTGTGTTTTCAACAATTCAAAACCTGATTGCTGATGCTCAATCGTAATAATCGGATTCATTTCCGCATTAATCTCATCAAGCTGTTCCTGTTTCAATTTCGCACGGCGTGCATGACGCTCTTTACGAACTTTCTCAACAAAGGCAACTGGGAACGCATCACGTTTATTGCCATCTAATTCGGCATAACAAACAAAAGTGCCGTCTTTTTTTCTTACAATCACTTGGCTTGGATCGTGTATATCAAAAGATGCTTGCACTTCGATACCATCCACATCTAACAACTTCGTACTGAAGTAAAAGTTATTAAATAATCTCAACCAACCTCGCTCAGGCGTTCTTAATACGCTTGGACGGAATAGATCTCTTGATTCTGCCGGTGTAACAAATACCAAATCATCAGGGTTCACTTTCTCCATCAAATGACGGCGTTTTTGTGCCGGTGTCATACCGATTTCACTATGCACATGATCGTTGTTGTACCAATCAACCCCTGCTTGAACCGCATCTAAAAACTGATTCCAGCTTGGCAATTTATCCACGGCCCATTGTTGCTTTGGCGTTAGTTGAGTCGATCCTTTACGCTTTGCTTTATCTAGTGAAATCACTGCAGTGCTCACTTGTCGAATGGTGTCGCGGTCTGCTCCAGTACCATGATAGGTTTCAAACTGGCGAGCGATACGATATAAAATGGTTTGGTGAACCCGCTCAATAATCCCACGCCCTTGTGGATTGCCTGGAATCCCTGTTTGGTGATTAATCCCCAAACGCGGCAACATCCCCGTAATATCACCATCAAGCATCCAGTTTTTCTCCCCCCCACCGTTATCGGAGTAATAAATTGCTGGTATGCCGTAGCGTTCCACGCCATAACGCAAGGCATCTGCCACTGCGAGAACGTTTTCCGCCAAACTTGCCGACCAACCCACAATAAAACGGCACGCGGCATCCATAATCAACGTTACTTCAGGAATAAAAGGGCGACCATGTTCAGGATGAGCCACTTTCAATTTCATTGCGTGGCCATCACCCACCCACACATCATTCACCTGCAACACGCTCCAATCGCGTTTCACATAAGTGTGAAGGGCGCGGAGTTCAGAACCCGTCTTACGACCAATTTCTTTAATGTGTTTTGGCAATTTCGCTAACGCAGCACGAACTTGGTCAATACTCGGTTTCATCTCTAAACGTAACGGCTCGTCTGCAAAACGTGCATCCCATTCAGCCGAAAAATAGTGATAGGCTTCTGCAACATTGATGCCATTGGTTTGGCGATACACCGCCAAAAAGTCAGGCAACCACACAATTTCTTCTGCCTTTTTCGCCACCCGTTGCATTGGTGCGAGGGCTTTTAATCGTTCTTCAGGCGTATCTGCCTTTTCATAATCCAACACCCACTGGTTCAAAGTGCGTTCAGATAAAGTGCGATTTTTCCCTTTCTTGTTATTGGCGGTTTCCACCAATCTCATCAAATCATCGGAAATACCACCATGTTTGATTTGTTCACAAAAGAACTTAATCGCCTTATAACGTGGCTGAGCTTGTTCGAGCTGTGCCACTTGGGCAACTAACGCCATTCTTGCCCCCGCTACTTCACGTTGTTTTTCCGTTAAGGTTTTTAATTCCACCTGACGGAGATCGGCTGGGATGGATTTTGGTTTTGCTTTTACAATAGATACTGAAAACTTTGTGCGAATCTCGTCTTGCAATGCCTGCGGTAAAGAACAAAGCGCATATTCCATCCCGCCACCTTTGCCAACGCGCTTACGGGACTCCCAGTTTTCGCGTTTTGCTTTATCTAAAACATTTTTGTGTGCTTGCGGTAAGGTTGAAAGTTTAAGTTTCAACAACTCCGCCACCGAATAGTGCGTTTTCAAAGAAATTTCATTCATAAATGATCCTTTTAGTTTCTTTTACGTTTAAATTCCTTTAAGATTAAAACTTATTCGTTAAAACAGGTCTTCGGTTACGTTCAATTCGTTCCCGAGAACGCGCAGCCCAAATCTCTTCAGGAGCAACGCCAACCGCATTAGCGATAAGTCTTTCCATTTTTGGATAAGGCTTATCAAGTGCGGTCTTTAATGTGTTGTAACTCACGTTTCCTGCTTGAGCTAAAGAACGCAAAGACCACCCGTTTTTACGCAATGCCGCCAAAATATCCGCACGATGCCAATCATTTGCTGCGGCTTTTTTTGTGTCGCCCAATACACTCATTTAATACACCTCCTTTCATGTACCTAGTGCGTGTATTAAAACGTAAAAGTTTCATTGAGTCAAGCGTAAAAGTTATAACTTTTCGAAATATTAAAACTTTTACGTTCTATTTTATATAAATCAACCACTTACAAATAAGATTTACTGTAAAAACTTTTTATGGAGAAAGTAAAACATGAGCAAGCCTAACATTTACGATACTGGCTTTAGTGAAAGAATGACTGAAATCGTTGAAAAGGAAGGTGTGAGCATTAATTCATTTGCTCAAAAGTTGGGGGTATCACCACCTACAATATCACGCTGGATGAAAGGGGAAGCGGATCCAACAAGAAGCAACCTGATAAAACTAGCAGAACAGACAGGAATTAATATAGAGTGGCTTGCAATAGGCGCAGGCCCTAAGTATTGGCAGCATCCAATAACTGAGGAAATAATTTCACATGGGCTACCACAACCAATTGAAAGTAGTAATGACGAAACTTTTGCAGATATTGAAGATTGTCGAGAGATCCGTCTATCCGCTGGCGGTGGGGCATTTAATAATGGTTACGAAGAAATAACCACAACCAAGGTTGAACGTGCATGGCTACAATCACGCCGATTAAAAGCGAAGGATTGCGCCATGTTCTTGGTAAGTGGCGAGAGCATGTACCCAACCTTGAAGGATGGCGAAGAAATCATTGTTGACCGCTCTAAGCGCGAATTAACAGAAGGGAAAATATTTGTACTAAACCACAACGGATCAATGTTGGTAAAGAAAATACAGTTTACCTACGGTGGAGTAGAGCTAATTAGTGACAACCCATCCTATCGCCCATTAAAACTAGACACAGAAGAAGCAAACAGCCTTGTTGTGATAGGGCAAGTAGTGCGTGGTTATCGGGACTTCTAA